CCTTTCTTTACAAAAAAGGATTTTTTTAAAGTTTTTTTGGAATATTTGATTATTTTAAGATATTTTATTAAAAATGTTAATAAAACCTCTAGAAAAGGCTAAAAACCACCTTAAATGGTGTTATAGAGTGGTTACTAATGATAAAAATGAAGAAAATGATGAGATAAAATGAAATGAAGGTGAAAAATATGAAATCATTAGATAAAAAAGCATTAGATGAGAAAGCAAAAGAGATAATGAAAACTGCAGAAGAAAAAGGAGTTCAATCTAACTTCTTTTTTATAACTACCTTTCAAAGATATTTGATACAAATTGATGTTTTATCTAAATTAGAAGAAATGATAAAAAAAGAAGATACATTAGTTACTAAAGAATATGTTAAAGGTAGAAAAAATGTTTATAGTAATCCTGCTATTACTGAATACAATAAAACAACTGATAGTGCTAATAAAACAATTGCATGTTTATTAAAGATTGTAAGAAGTTTTAGTGAAACTGAACCATCTAAAGATAATGATCCTTTACTAGATGCAATTAATGGTGATGATGGAGATGAAGAATAAGGCATATGAATATGCTAAAAAATCCATAGATAAAAAGACAACACCTAAATATGTAAAACTTCAAATGAAGGAATTTATTGATATTTGTGAAGATAAAAATGAAAAATATATATTAAGCCAAAAGAAATTGAAACAAATAGAAAGCATTCTGAAATTGCTTATCATGCCTAAAGGTATAAAAGCAGGTGAAACACTTTATGAATGTTCAGTAGGTTATCAATGGCTTATTTATACTGCAGTTCTATGTGTAGTATATAGAGATAAACCTAATAGAAGAAGATATGAAATAGGTATTCTTGAAATATGCAGAAAGAACTTCAAAACATATACAATTGCAACAATATTTATTATTTTGTTTTTAATGGGTGAACCATTTTCACAATATTTTTCAGTTGCACCTGATGGGGCATTAAGTAAGCAAATTAGAAAGGCAATTGAAGAAACAATAAAATCTAGTCCATTAGTGTATGAATATAATGGTGAAAAAAGATTTAAAATTTTAAGAGATTATATTAAATTCAATTTAAATCAAAGCACATATACACCATTATCATTTAGCACATCAAGAATGGATGGTAGAATGCCTAATTGTTGGTGTTGTGATGAAGCAGGTGCATTAAATACTAATTATCCAATTGAAGCAATGCAAAAAGGGCAAATTGGAGTAAAAGATAAATTAGGATTTATAATAAGCACAAAATATAATAGCATTCAAAATCCACTAGAAGATGAAGTTCAGTATAGTAAAAAAGTATTAGATGGAATTATAAATGATGAAACTAGATTTAGTTTATTATATGAACCTGATAAAACTGAAGGATGGGAAACTGATGATTTAATTCTTAAACAATCAAATCCTGTTGCACTTGAAATCCCTGAAATATGGGATGATCTAATTCAACAAAGAGCATTGGCAATTGCAGTTGAAAATAAAAGGGAAGAATTTTTGACAAAGAATTGTAACATTATTTATCAAGGTCAGGGAACTGAAACCTATATTGATGTTAAGGATGTTCAAAAGTGCAAGGTAGCAAAACTTGATTGGAGAGGTAAAGTTGTATATTTAGGATTAGATTTATCAGAAAGCAATGATAATACTTCAGTTGCAATGGTAAGTGTAGATGATGATAATAAAATTCAAGCAGAAGTTTTTGCATTCATTCCTGAAGGAAGGATTGAAGAAAAAACTGCATCAGAAAAAGTTAAATATAGAGAATTTTTAAAATCAGGGAAAGTAATGGCATGTGGTGATAGAGTAATTGATTATGGATTTGTAGAACAATTTATATTGGGATTAGAAGAACAATATGGTGTTCAAATCCAAGCAGTAGCATATGATAGATGGAACTGCCTATCAACTGCTTCTAAACTTGAAAAGAATAATATTAATTGTTGTGAAGTAAGGCAACATAGTTCAGTTCTTCATCCACCTACAAAGTTACTAAAAGAAAAGATTTTAAATGAAGAATTTCTATATGAAGAAAATAAGATGTTAGAAATAAATTTTCAAAATGCTAAATGCACATATGATACTAATAAAAATCAATATGTAAATAAAAAGAAATCAAATGGAAAAGTAGATATGGTAGTAGCATTAATAAATGCTATTTATCTAGTAGAACAGGATGTGTTCCTAGATAACATAGATTTTACAATTCAAGTAGGATAAAGGAGAAAATGAAATGAAATATATTATAATGTGTGGTGGAAATTATGATAATTTTGAAATACCTAAACAATTATCAGTAATTAATGGTGAAACATTAGTTGAAAGAACCATTAGATTATTAAAAGAAAATGGTATTGAAGATTATTATATAAGTAGTAATAATCCTATATTTGAAAAGTATGCTAAAGTATTACACCATGAAAATTCATATAAATTTGAAGATGGGAAAATACATGGTTATTGGGTAGATGCATATTATCCTTTAGATGAACCATGTGTTTATTTACATGGTGATGTTTATTATAGTGAAGATGCAATTAAAAGGATTGTTAATTTAAATCCTAAAGTAAATACATTTATAGGAAATGAAGTTGCAAGAAATAAGGAACATTTAAATTGGGGAGAACCATTTGGATATATTGTAATCAATCAAAAAGAATTTAAAGAAGGAATTAGAAAAACAAAAGAGTTGCAGGATGAAGGAAAGCTAGAAAGAGGATATGCTATCAGTTGGGAGTTATACAGGGTGTTAAATGGATTAAATCCAAATAAACAATATATTCTTGATGAAACATATCTATCAATAGATGATGAAACAATAGATATAGATGCACCTTTTCAGATTGAGGAACTAAATAAGAAATTAGGTGTTAATAAATGATAGAATGCATTAATTTGTTTTATGTTTCTAATTTCAATGTAATTGGTGGAGTAGAAACATATATATATGAATTAGCAAGAAAATATGATGATTATGATATAACAATAGTTTATAAAACAGGTGATGAAAACCAATTAAGAAGATTAAAAAAGCATGTAAGAGTAATTAAATATAATGGACAAATGATTAAATGTAAAAGAGCATTTTTTAATTATGAAACTGATATTATTGATAATGTTGAAGCAGATGAATATATACAGGTAATACATGCAATGTTCAAAACACAAGGTTTACAACCTAGATTAAATAGAAAAATAAATAGATTTTTATGTGTTTCAGATAAAGCAGGTGAAGAATGGGAAGAACTAACAGGATGTAAACCTGTTAAGTGTAGAAATCCATTAACATTTACAAAAGAAGAAAAACAACCTGCATTGCTATTAGTTAGTGCAACTAGATTAACTAAAGAAAAAGGTAAAAATAGAATGATTAAATTAGCAGAACTACTTGATGAAGCTAAAGTGAATTATTTATGGTTTATCTTTACAAATGACAAAGAGAAAATAAATAATCCAAATATTATCTATTTAGAACCTAGATTAAACATAAGACCATTTATTGCAAGTATCAAAGGAAAAGGATATGGAGTGCAATTATCAGATTGTGAAGGGGATTGTTATTTTACAAGAGAATGTGAAGCATTAGGTGTTCCTTTATTAGTAACACCAATTTCATCATTTAAAGAACAAGGATTAAAAGATGGTGAAAATTGTTATTATATACCTTTTGATATGGAAGATGTAGATGTTAAAAAAATAGCATCAACAATACCTGAATATGATGGTTATTTAGCAAAAGATAGATGGAATGAAGAATTGGTAGATAGTGAAAGCCAATATAAAAAAGATTTAAAGATTAAATTAATGGTTAAAGCATTAGTTAATTTTTATGATATAGAAGAAAATTTAAAAAGAAAAAAAGATGATGAATTTATAGTTTCTAAAGTAAGAGCAGATGATTTAGTTAATAAAGGTTTAGTAGAGATAAGGAGGTGATAAAGTGGGATGGATAGACAAGGCAAGGAATATTTTTAAACCAAAGAATGAAGTAAATCTAAATGATACATCAGTTGAATTAGATGATGTTCTATTAAGTGCTTTAATCAATGGTGAAAGGATCACAAGAGATAAGGCTTTAATGCTTCCTGCAGTAAGTGATGCAGTTGATTTTATTTCAAGTTCAATTGCTTCAATGCCTGTAAAACTTTATAGAGTAGTAAAAGGTGAAGTATCTGAAGTATATGGAGATACAAGAACTAAACTATTAAATAGTGATACAGGTGATACTTTAAATGCATTTGAATTTAAAAAAGCAATGGTTCAAGATTATTTGCTTGATAAAGGTGGATATGCAGTAGTAAAGAGAAATAGAAATGATGTAGTTGGATTGTATTATGTAGAACCTTATTATGTAGCACCATATAAAAATACTAATCCAATAGAAAAATATGTAGAGTTCTTAATATATACAAAATATTATAAAAAGTATGAAGTTTTAACTTTATTAAGGAACTCAAAAGATGGTGCATGGGGAAAAGGTGTAATTGATGAAGTAAGTAAAGCAATAGAAACTGCTTACACTACATTGATGTATCAATTAGGTTTAGTTCAAAGTGGAGGAAATAAAAAAGGATTTATTCAAAGTGATAATAAATTGGATAATGAAACACTTCAAAAATTAAAACAAGCATGGAGTAATTTTTATAATAATAATAAAGAAAATGTAATTGTTTTAAATAAGGGTTTAACATTTAAAGAAAGTTCTAATTCAAGTGTTGAAATGCAATTAAATGAAAGCAAAAAAACACTTAATGATGATATTGATAAAGCATTTCATATTAGAAAAGATTTTAATGAAACCTTTAAAGAAGCAATTTATCCAATTATAAAAGCATTTGAAGCATCATTAAATAGCACACTTTTACTTGAAGGAGAAAAGAGGAATTACTTTTTTGAATTTGATGTAAAAGAAATAGTTAGAGCAAACTTAAAAGAAAGATATGAAGCCTATAGAATGGCAAAAGAAATTGGTATGAAAACAATTAATGAATTAAGACAAGAGGAAAATATGAACAAGATTGAAGGAATGGATGTAATACCATTTGGATTAGGTGCAGTATTATATGATACTGATACTAAAACATACTTCACACCAAATACAGGTGCAGTAAGTTCAGGAAAAGATAATAATGAAGAAGCTAATACACAAGGACAAGTGGAAGGAGGTGAAAAATAATGAAGTATTTTAAAAATGTAACACCTTCAACTGCAGATTTTTATGTATATGGAGAAATAGTTGATGAAAAATATCCTGATTTTTGGACAGGTGAATATAGTTCAACTGAAGTTGATACAAATGCAATGAAAGATGAATTAGATGAACTAGAAAAAAAGGGTATTAAGGATTTTAATATATACATTAATTCACCAGGAGGAAGTGTATTTGCAAGTTCAACAATGGTTTCATTATTGAAAAGATTTAAGCAAAATACAAATGCAAAAATTCATGGATTTATTGATGGATTGTGTGCAAGTGCATCAACATATTTATTGATGGTAGCAGATGATATAAATGTATATCAAAACTCAATTCTAATGATCCATAAGCCAATGACAATGTCATTTGGAAATGCAGATGATTTGCAAAAGGATATTAATACACTTAATACAATTGAAAATGATATGATGATACCAATGTATATGAATAAAGCAAAAGTAAGCCAAGAAGAAATAGGTGAATTAATTGCAAATGAAACATGGTTTAATGGAAATAAAGATGATGAATTATTTATAGGTAATTTCTTTAATATAAATTATTTAGATCAGGCAAAAGAAGTAACTGCAAGTGTATCTAAAAATTTATTTAAGAACTATAAACATATTCCACAAGCATTAAAAGATGTTGAAGAAAATGAAGGAGAGCCTAAACAACAGGAAGAAGTTGTTGAAATAGTTGAAGAACCAATTGAAAAAGAGGAAAAGAAAGAAGAAACAATTGATTATTCAACATATGAAAATAAAATTAGTTCATTAAAAAGGGAGGTATAAAAAAATGAATGAAAAAGAATTATATGAAACTAGAAATAATAAAGTTTCAGAAATGGAAAACATTTTAAATGTTGCCAAAGAAGAAAAAAGAGCAGTAAATGAAGAAGAAACTGCAAAATTTGATGCACTAGAAAAGGAAGTGCAAAATATTGATAAAACAATATCAATGAATGAAAAATTAAATAAAATTGGAGGAATGAAAGAAGTGAAAGAAGTAGAAGCATTAGTAGCAAATGCAGAAGATAAAATTGCTACATATAACAAGGAATATAAACAATTTGATAATCTTATTAGAGGAATAATTAATGAAGATACACCAACAATGCCAAGTGATATGAATGAAATTATTCCTACAACTATTTGGGATAGAATTATTGACCAAGTAATTGAAATCTGCCCTATTTTTGAAAGTGCAGATAGATATGTTTTAGGTGGTAAATTAGTATTACCTAAATATGATAGAGAGCATTCAAGCATTACAATGAGTTATGCAACTGAAGGAACAACTGCAGATAGTGGTAAAGTTGTATTAGATCAAGTAGAATTAAATGGATTTTTAGGAAGATGTTTAGCAAAAATATCAAATTCATTAATTAATAATACAAAATTTGATGTAGTTGGATTTATTGAAGCAAAAATGGCACAAGCAATTGCATTATTCATTGAAGGTGAGTTACTACATGGAACTAACCAAAAGATTGAAGGTTTAAGAGGAATTTCTGAAGATATGACAATTGAAACTGAAGGTGCAGGTGTTGTATCAGTTGATGATTTAATGGATGTTCAAGATGCAGTAGTTGATAAATATCAAGCAAATGCATATTGGATTATGAATAAGAAAACAAGAAGTGCTATTAGAAAGTTAAAAGATAGAGAAGGACAATATCTATTAAATAGAGATTTAAATGCTAAATGGGGATATACTCTATTAGGAAAAGATGTTTATTGTTCTGATGCTATGGATAATGTTCAAGCAGGAAAAACACCTGTATTCTATGGTGATTATACAGGATTAGCAGTTAAAATCTCTGAAGCACCAAACATGCAAGTATTAAGAGAAAGATATGCAGAAGAACATATGACAGGAGTTCTTGCTTTTGTTGAATTAGATGCAAAAGTTGCAGATACACAAAAGATTGCTAAATTAGTTGTAAGTTCTGAAATTAGTGGTTAATTTGGTAGGTGATTAGAATGAGATTAAAGGCATTAAAATCATTTATTGGACAAATTACAATGACTATTGATGAAGTTAAAGAAGTAACTGATGAAAGATTAGCAAATGCTTTAATTAATGCAGGAATGGCAGTTGAAGCAGAAGAAAAGAAAGTAGAAGCTAAAGTAGAAGCTAAAAAGGCAGAAAAAGCAGAAGCTAAAGTTGAAAAGAAAAATAAAAAAGGAAAAGCAAAAAAAGGATTAAATGATGAAGTAAAAGAAGAAGAACCTGAAGTAGTAGAACAACAACCTGAAGAAGTTAAAGATGAAGAAGTTGAAGAACCAATGGATGAACCTTTAGATGAAGCAGAAGAAGTTGGAGAACCTACTGAAGAACAAGAACCTACTTATGAAGGTGAAGAAGTAGAACCTGTTGAAGAAGAACCAATAGAAGCTACTGAAGAACCTGAAAAAGAAGTAGAAGAAGAATAAAATCATTTATGTTGTTTAGGCAAACTTCCTTAAAAGGAGGCAATTATGAATGAGATTTTAAAAGTAAGTGATATTACCTATGAAGATGTTGCAAAATATTTAAGATTAGGATCACCTACTAATGTTGATGATTATGAATTACCAAAGGATGAAATAAATTTATTAAATAATCTAATTAATATTTCAAAGCAATTTATTATAGGATATACAGGGCATACTGAAGAAGAACTAGATAATTATGCAGATTTTGTTATAGTTGTATTTGTTTTATGTCAGGATATGTATGACAATAGAACATTATATGTTGATAAAACAAATCTAAATAAAGTTGTAGAATGTTCATTAGGTATGCATTGCATTAATTTATTATGATAAATGCAGGTAAATACAATAAAAGAATTACAATCTATAAGATAGATAGGGTTAAAGATAAAGATGGATTTGATGTTGATACTGAATTTATTGTTCTTCAACCTTATGCTAATGTTAAGACTACAAGAGGATTTACTTTAATTGCAAATAATAGTGATTTTGAAAAAGCATTTACTAATTTTACAATTAGGTATCCTTTTGTAGAAATAACTAGAGATATGTTTATAAAGTTTAATAATAAAATTTATACCATCAATTATATTAATAATATTGATGAAAATAATGTAGAACTAGAAATGCAATGCCAAGAGGTAACAAAATAATGGCTAAATTTCAAGCAACATTACCTGATGATCTAATTAAAGAATTTAGGAAACTAGATAAAGATAGTGAAAAGATGTTAGGAGAAATGACAAAAGCAGGTGCAGAAGTTGCTTATAAAAATGTTGTAGAAAACATGAAAAGGGCATTTAATCATTCTGATGAATTAATTAGTAAACTTAAAATTACAAGAGTTTATAATACACCTTCAGATGGTGGAATTAATACTAAAGTTGCAGTATATGGATATATAAAGCCTAGTAAGAAATTTAAAAGAAAAAACTCTTATAAGAAATCAAGTGGAAAAACATATGAAAGCAATGGAGTTCCTGCACCTTTAGTTGTTATCCAAAGAGAATATGGTAACTCTAGAGGTGAAAAGAAAATGCCTATATTTAGACCATCATTTAAAAAATCCCAATTAGAACCTGCAATGTTAAAGGTTCAGGATAAATATTTACCAAAGGAGTAACAATGAATAGTTTAATAGAAGCATTATTTAAAAATTTTATTGTAAATGGTAATACAATACCAATTGCATTTTTAGATTATAAAGGGCATGAAACAACTTATATTACATATCAAAATATAGATACTGATAATTCTTTTAGTGGTGATGATGAAATATTAGGTTATGTAGATTATTATGATATAGATATTTTTTCAAAAGGTAATTATTTAAAAGTAGTTGAAGAAGTAAAAAAAATAATGAAAACAGGTGGTTTTATGTGGATGCCAAGTAGAACTTCACAAGATATGTATGAAGAAGATACAGGCATGTATCATAAAACCTTATGTTTTGCTATAGAAAGGGAGGAATAAAAATTATATGGCAAAAATAGGTTTAAATAGTTTCAGATATGGAATTTTAACTGAAGCATCAGATGGAACTGCAGTATATGGTGGTGCAAAAACACCTGGTAAGGCAGTAACATGTAATGTTGAAGTAACAAACAATGATGCAAAACTATATGCAGATGATGCACTTGCAGAAAGTGATACTTCATTTGCAAGTGGAACATGCACAATGGGAATTGATAGATTTGATTATCAAACACAAGCAGATTTACTAGGACATACTTATACTGCACAAGATGGATTAAAAAGAAATGCAGATGATACTGCACCTTATGTTGGTTTAGGTAGAGTTGTAGTAGTTCTAGAAGGAAATGTAAAAAAATATAGAACTGAATTTTTAAAGAAGGTTAAATTTTCAGAACCATCACAAGAAGATACAACAAAAGGTGAAAATGTTGAATTTAACACTATTGAAATTGAAGGAACTATTAATGCACTTGCAAATGGTGATTGGAGTGAAGCAAAAGAATTTTCTTCTAAAGCAGATGCAATTGCACATATTGAAACACTATTAGGTAACACAATAAGTGGATAATAATTATGAGATTTTAAGGGTGGGTATATTTTAATGTATCTGCCCTATTTTTTTATATATGAAAGGAATGAAATAAAATGAAAGATGTAAGTAAAGAATTTGAATATAATGGAAAAAAATATAAATTAGTTTTTAACTTAAATGTTATGGAAGAAATTCAGGATCAATATGAAACACTTGATAAATGGGGATCATTAACTGATGGAAGTAATGGAGAAGTAAGTGCTAAAGCAGTTATTTTTGGATTTACTTCAATGTTAAATGAAGGAATTGATATGGAAAATGAAGATAAAGGAACAGACACTAAACCATTCACACATAAACAAGTAGGAAGATTATTAACTGCAATTGGATTAGAAAGCATGACAAAACAATTGAATGATGTAGTTATAGAAAGCACTAAATCAGAAGAAAAAAACTAATACTCCATGAAGATGATGAAGAAGAAAGTAAGCCTATTGATTTTTCATGGTTTTATTATATAGGCATAAATAAATTAGGTTTAAGTGAAGCAAGAGTTGGTAGAATGACTTTAAATTTATTTTATAAGCTATATAAGCATTATAAAGATACATTTGATTTAGAAATGCTTTTAACTGCTTCACATACAACATATGAGAAACTAAAAGCCAAATCACAAAAAAGTGATTTATGGTTAAAGTAAAATAAAAAATGTTCATATAGAACATTAGAAAGGAGTGAATATATGGCAGGTTTTGGAGGTTCAGTAAAACTTACAGGTGAGAGTGAATATAGACAGGCATTGCAAAGATGCACACAAGGATTGCAAAATATGTCAAGTGCTTTAAAAGCACAAACTATTGATTTTAATAGCAATGATAAATCTATAAAAAATACTGCACAAGCAGAAAAGCAGTTAAATGATACTATTCAGAAAAATCAACAAGCAGTAGCACAAGCAAAAAGCACACTAGCAGGATATTCTACTGAAATGCAAAAGCAACAAACAATTCATAACCAATTAAGCAAGGAATATAAAAATGCAGTTCTTGAACTAGAAAGAATTAAAAAAGCTAGTGGTGAAAGTTCTGATGAATATAAAAAACAGGCACAAGTTGTTGATGAATTAGGCAGAAAATTAACTGATAGTTCAATGAAGTTAGAAGATAACAAAAGTGCAATGGCACAATTAAAAAGTGAAATAAATAATTCTAATAAAGTAATTGAACAAGCCAAAAAAGGAATTGATGATTTAGGTAAAGAAACTGAACAAAGTGGTGAACAGGCTAAAAAAGCAAGTGATGGATATTCAGTATTTAAAAACATTTTAGCAAATCTAGGAACACAAGCCATTAATAAAGCTATAAGTGGTTTAAAGAGTTTAGGTGGTTCTATTATTAATGTAGGAAAACAAGCATTAAATAATTATGCAGAATTTGAACAACTTGTAGGTGGTGTTGAAACACTATTTGGTAAAAGTTCATCAATAGTTGTTAAATATGCAAATGATGCATATAAAACTGCAGGATTGAGTGCTAATCAATACATGGAAACTATTACAGGTTTTAGTGCTTCATTACTTCAATCATTAGGTGGAGATACTAAAAAAGCATCTGAATATGGTAATAGAGCAGTTATTGATATGAGTGATAATGCAAATAAGATGGGAACTAGCATTTCTATGATACAAAATGCATATCAAGGTTTTGCAAAACAAAATTATACCATGTTAGACAACTTAAAACTCGGTTGAAATTCAAAACACCATAGCCGAGTATAAATCGGGCAAAATCGGGGAAACCTAAACATTTTTGCAAGGCAATCCCGAGATAATCAATCAGATAGCGAAAGGCTGATTGACATTGTAGAGCATAGGAGTTGAACAAATATAATACTCCCAAGAGTGTCCGACAATTATTTGATTGAATAGATATGCCGACCTTATGAGAAATCATAAGAACTAGAGGATAAAAAGCCTCTAGGATAACAAGTGTATGGTGGAACTAAAACTGAAATGCAAAGACTTATAAAAGATGCATCTAAAATGACAGATATTCAGAAAAAGCTAGGTATTACTATTGATGCTAATAGCATGAGTTTTGGGAATATTGTTAATGCAATTAGTGTTGTTCAAAATAAAATGAATATATCAGGATATTCAACTGAACAATTAACTAAAAAATTAAATGATATGGCATTAACAAATGAAGAAGTTAAAAAAGTTGCAGAAGATATGGGAATTACATATGAAGAAGCAATGAAGAAAATGAAAGCAGGAACATTAAGTGTTAAAGATGCTAGTATTCTATTAGGAACAACTGCAAGAGAAGCATCTACAACAATTCAAGGTTCAGTTAATGCAATGAAATCATCATGGCAAAACTTATTGACAGGAATTGCAGATGATAATGCAGATTTTAGTGCTTTAGTTAATAATTTTGTAGATAGTTTAGTAACTGCATTAGATAATCTACTTCCTAGAGTAGAAGTTATATTTGAAGGATTAGGATTATTAGTTACTGATTTATTAAATATATTATTAGAAAAAGTAGTTCCAATGGGAGTTGAATTAATTCAAAACTTAATTGATGGAATGAGTGATGCATTACCTGATTTAATGAGTAGTTTAACAAATGCAATTAATAAAATACTTACTTCATTATTACCACTATTACCTAAACTATTAAAAATTGGAGTTCAGGCTATAGTTGAATTTGCTAAAGGTATTTCACAACAACTTCCTTCATTAATGGCTATGATCCCATCAATTATTACAGGATTAGTTCAAGCAATATATGAATTGATACCACAAATTATTACAACAGGTTTCCAATTAATTAGAAGCCTTATGGATGGTATTTTATTAGCAATTCCTGAATTAATAGCACAAGTTCCAATAATAATTGATACTTTAGTTAATTACATGACAAATGAATTGCCAAAGATGATTGATGAAGGTGTTCATACTATATTGGCTTTAATTGATGGAATTATGGAAGCTATACCAATGTTAGTTGAAGCATTACCTGAAATCATTAACACAATTGTTCAAGTCCTTACTGAAAATTTACCTAAAGTTATTCAACAAGGTATTCAAATATTATTAAAGCTAATAGATGGATTATTAGAAGCAATTCCACAATTAATTGATATGCTACCAACTATTATTGAAACAATATTAGATGTAATAACTGAAAATTTACCATTAATTATTGATATGGGAATTGAATGTATGATGTCTTTAATTGATGGATTAATTGAAGCAATACCTAAATTAGTTCAAGCTATACCAAAGATTATTGTTGCACTTGTAAATGCAATAATTAAAAGCCTTCCTAAAATACTTGAAGCAGGTATGAAAATTAATATGGAACTAGCAAAAGGTGTAGTTAAAGCTATACCTCAATTAGTTGGTAAAATACCTGAAATTATAGGGAAGTTTATAGATGGATTTGGTTTATTCTTAAAAAATGATTTACCTGAACTAGGTAAAAACATTGTTAAAGGAATTTTAAGTGGTTTAACTAATTGTGGGCAGTTTATTAAAAATGCAGTTAAAGATGTAGGAAATAAGATTAAAAATGGTATCATGAACTTTTTTGGTATTAATTCACCATCAAAGTTAATGAGAGATGAAGTAGGTAGATATTTAGCAGAAGGAATTGGTGTTGGATTTAAAGATGAAATGAAGGATGTTACTAAAGAAATGCAAAATTCTTTACCTACAACATTTGATACAAGTGCAACAATAAATGGATCATCACCAAGTTTAGCATATAACACATATGAAAATATGGTAGGTGCATTTAAAGAAGCATTATCAGAAATGAAGATTGAATTAAATGATGAAGAAGTAGGAAGTTTTGTAGATAAAAGTGTTTCAAAACTTATTTATAATTAGAAAGAGGTGGTAAAATGAGAAATTATATAATTTTAAATGGTAAAAGTTCAAGTGAACTAAAAGGTTTATTAATTCAGAATTTGCCACCTATTTCTAAACCTAGAATTAGAAACACTATTGAAGAAATAGATGGTAGAGATGGAGATATAATAACAAAATTAGGCTATAGTGCTTATGATAAAGAATTTGATATAGGATTATATGATGATTTTGATATGGATGATATAATACCTTATTTCAATACTGAAGGAAAAGTTATATTTTCAAATGAAGAAGATAAATATTATAAATATCAGATATTAGAACAAATAGATTATGAAAGATTGATAAGATTTAAAACTGCAAAAGTAAAAATGCATGTTCAACCTTTTAAATATTCTTCAGTTGAAGGAGTTAGAACATTTAATATTACAAATGAAACTGAAATATCTATAAAAAACAATGGAAATTATTTTTCAAAGCCAATTATCACATTAACAGGTTCAGGAACAATTAATTTAAATGTTAATGGTTATCAGGTGTTAGTGATTGATTTTGGTGAAGCAACAAAGATTGTAATAGATACTGCTAACATGGAAGCATATGATCCAACAACACATGATCTAGTAAATAGACAAATTACAGGGGATTATAATGATTTAAATTTACAAGTAGGAAATAATACAATTTCATGGAGTGGAACATTAACAAAGATTGAAATTGAAAATTATTCAAGATGGTTATAAAAAAGGAGGTAAAAAAATGAATTATGAAAATTTATATATGGTAAGAGGAGATACATTTAGATTTACTATAGAAATTGAAGGTTTAAATGTGCCTTTAACAAATGCTTATTTTTCATGTAAGAAGAATAAAGAAGATAATGAATATATATTTCAGAAAAGTTTAGGTGATGGAATTAGTGAAGTGCAAAGAACAGAAACATCTAGACAATATGAAATAGTTGTAGAACCTGAAGATACTGATGATGTTGATAGTGAAAATTATTTTTATGATTTAGAAATAGTTGTAGGGGATGAAATATATACTCCACTTTTAGGAATATTAAAAATAGATATGGATGTAACAGAGGAGTGAGAATATGAGTGGGAATTATAAAGTAAAAATAAAAGATATTCAGAATAAATACAAATTTAAAATCTTTTGTGCATCCAATTATGATGATAGTGATTTAAGAAAAATGATTGAAAGTGTATTTTATGCACTTCCTAGAACAACAGGAACAGGAACAAGTATAACATTAACTGATACTGCATTTAGTTATTTAAAAAACAAATTAGGTGCTACTGATACAACACAAGATACATTAACAGGGGCAAATTTAATTAATTTAGCAACTTCTACATTTGTATCATGGAGTTATAGTAATGGACATATAACAAGTTCTCCTATAACAACTTCAAGTAGTGGAGTAAACACATTTATTGGGTTATCTTCTAATGCATTTGAAGTAAATGCAAATGAAACAATATTTATTAAATTTAAGGCAAGAATAGTTAGTGGAACAGGTGATTTTAGTGGGAACATAAATGATAGTGATAATGGATATACTTCAGTATTAAGACCAACTTTAAGTTCTAATTATCAAGATTATGTTATGAAACACAAATATAATTCTTCATATAATTTTACTAAAGTTTTAATTCAATTCCCTAATGGTGCTTGTAATAATTTAGTAGTAGAAATAAAAGATTTTATGATAAGTAAAAGTGATATTGATTATGAACCTTATTGTGGAGGAATACCTGCACCTAATCCTAGTTATCCAATGTTAATACATACTATAACAGGAAATAATAATTTATTAGTAAGGGATGAAAACTTATTTAATAATAATCTTCCTAATGATATAAAAGTAGTTAATTGTTCTAAATCATATAATGATGGAGAAATAGTATTAACAGCAACAGGATCAGATATGCGATTTGGAGAAGTATTTAATGCAGGGACTTCGTGGATAAGTGAATATGGAGAATTAATACCTGTAAAACCTAATACTAAATATTCAATAAAAATAACAAATAGTTTAATTAATAAAAACTTTATAACATATTGTAATAAAGAAAAAGTATCAGTAGGGACAGGAAATTTCTTTAATCAATTTGCAACATTTACAACACCAAATGATGCAAAATATGTATGTTTTAGAATAGGTTATGGAAGTGCAACAAATGGAACAAAATATAGATTTAATATAATGTTAGTAGAAGGAGAATATACTACACAAACAATTCCTGATTATAAATTATATCAAAAGAATGCAGTATTATTAACATTAGGAGATATTGAAATATGTAAAACAGGAAACTTTGAAGATAAGATATATAAAGCAATAAAAGGTAATGAAATATATGATAGTTTAACTACTGAAGAACAAGCTACTTTAGATTATGGTAAATGGTATTTAAGAAAGAATATAATAAAATTAATATTTAATGGGACTGAATATTGGACAACTAGAACAACAAGTGGTGGTCTTACATTATATGAATTAGGAGTTCAAGGTAGTAATTTATATTCAACAATATTAGAGTATATTGGTTTATCTAATCAATATATAGAAACACCATATTTAACAGAAGATAATACATTTAGAATACAAAATGGAAATGTATTAGCAATTCACAATGACACAATAGGAAGTTTAGAAAATTTTGAAAATGCATTACAATCAAATAATTTGATTGTATATTATCCACTAGCAACACCAACAAATGAAAAGTTTAATGATACTATTCAAGTTCAATTAGAAGATATATATAATAATATGCTTTCTTATGAAGGACAAACTAATATATCACAAGAAAATGCAGATTTACCATTTAATATTACTTCAACTGCAATAAAAGATTTAAATGATTTATAGGAGGTAAAATATGATTAAATTATTTGAAGCCAATGATAAAATTTTTACTTCAAATGGTGATAAAATAATTTTACCTTTAAGAGCAAAAGTAAAAAAAGAACAAAATGGTGAATTTTATTTAGAATTAGAAACTGATTTAAGTTATATAGATGATTTAACTGCAAATAAAATCCTTGTAGCACCAACACCACAAGGAGAACAAGCATTTAGAATATCAGATAATATTGATAAGAGTAAACATAAAATTAATTTAAAAGCAAAACATGTTTATTATGATACTGAAAATTATTTAATTGAAGATAGTTATGTAGTTGATAAGAATTGCAATTATGCATTAGAACATTTTAATAGTGCTACAAGTGATTTAAGCCCTTTTACAACACTTTCTGATGTGTCTAGTATAAATACCTTCAGATGTGTTAGAAAGTCTTTATATGAGGCAATAAATGTGGTTTTAGAAAGATGGGGAGGAAACCTTGTAAGAGACAATTTTAATATTCAGATTAAAAACACTATTGGAGAAGATAATGGAGTTGTAGTTAGATATGCTAAAAATTTAAAAGATATTACATGTGAAGAAAATTGGGGAGAAGTAGTAACCAAATTATTGCCTATTGGGAAGGATGGTTTACTTCTTCCTGAAAAATATGTTTATTCACAAACACAATATGATATTCCATATACAAAAACAATTTCATTTAATCAGGATATAAATGAAGATGATTATAAAGATGAAAGTGGTGTAGTAGATCAAAATGCATATCAAAATGCTTTAATAGATGATTTAAGAAGGCAGGGACAGTTATATGTGGATGCCAATTGCATTCCTAAAGTAAATTACACATTAAAAGCAAATTTAGAAAAAGTTTCTGATATTGGAGATACAATACAGGTTATTGATGAAAGATTAGATGTATCAATAACAACAACATTAATAAGTTATACATATGATTGTATTTTAGGAAAATATATTGAATTAGAATTTGGTAATTTCAAAAAAACATTATCAAATTTATTAGGTAACATAAGTAACCAAACACATGAAATTGTTAATGAAAATAATCAAACATTACAATTAATATTAGGTGAAGAATTACAAGAAGCAACAGATAAAATTTGGAATGCTTTAGGTTCAAGTTATGTTATTTATGAAGGAGATAAAATATTGGTAGTTGATAGATTACCAAAAGAAGATGCAGTAAATTGTATAATGATTAATTCAGGTGGAATTGGATTTAGTAATACAGGTATAAATGGAACATTTAATAGTGCATGGACAATTGATAACATTCTTAACATGGAACAAATAAATGTTATTAATTTAACTGCCGATTTAATAAGAGGTGGCACACTTAAACTAGGTTCTAATTTAAATGAATATGGAACAATAGAAGTTTATGATGAAGCAAATAGTTTAATTGCAGAATTAAATAAGAATGGATTAAAAATGTATGGTGTAGATGGATCATATGTATTAATGAATAATGAAGTAGGATTTGCAGGATATGATAGATTAGGAAACCAAATTTATTGGGTTTCTAAAGATGAATTTCATATGAAAAAAAGTGTAGTAGAAGAAGAAATAACATTATGTAATAAATTAAGATTTATACCTATAACAATTTATGATAATAATGATAATATTGTTAATGATGGAATTGGATTGGTTTCAGTAGGAGGGGATAGTTAATGGGAGCAAGTGCATCAAAATCAAAAAATTTATATTGTAGTAAATATCCTAGTAGCAATCCTTATGTTTTAAATGCATCTTTTACAGAAAATTCAACATCAGTTAGCAATAATAGTTCAAATGTAACATGTTCTGCTACACTTACATCAACAGGTGCTTCATGGGAGAGTAATTATAATTCAACATTGGCAATTTATTGGCATGATAATAAAGAAAATTATGATAGATTAGTTAAAAGCACAACCTTTAAAAGTTTAAGTTCAAGTAGAAGTGTAAGTGATACAATTGATGTAACACATAAAGATGATGGAACATTATCAGGATATGCATATGCAGTATTTACACAAGGAAGTTCAAGTGGTGGATGGTGTCCATCAAGTGGAAATGTAGCAACTAATAATACTGCACTTGATACAATAGCAAGAGCAAGTGTGCCTGAAATAACACCTAGTACATTTAATATAGGTGATACAATCACAATTAAAACAAATAGAAAATCTACATCATTTACCCATAATGTAATTTTATATTTTGGTAATTATTCATATACAATAGCAACAGGAGTGACAGATAGTGTTACATTTGATACATCACAAGTTGCTTCTAATATGTATCAACAAATACCAAATGCATCACAGGGTGAAGGAAATATTACATTAGAAACATATAATGGTTCAACATATGTGGGGACTAAATATTCAACATTTATTGCAAAAGTAACAAATTCAAGTCCTACATTTAATAAATCATATCAGGATACAAATAATACAACTACTGCAATAACAAATAATAATCAACAAATAATAAGAAGTAATTCTACATTACAGGTTAATATTACAAATGCTAGTGCAAAAAATTATGCAACATTAAGTTCTGCTAAATGTGTAATAAATGGAACAACATACACTGCTTCATTTAGTGGATCAAGTGCAACATTTAATATTGGAACATTAAATTTATCATCAAATACAACTGCACAGGTTTCTGTTATTGATAGTAGAGGAATAACAACAACTCAAAATTTAGAAATTACAATTTTGGATTGGGTATTGCCTACTGCAATTATTACATTAACAAGACATAATAATTTCTATTCAGAAACTGATATTAATGTAAATGCAGATTATTCTAGTTTAGATAATAAAAATACAATAACAATAAAAGAAAGACATAAAAAATCAACTGATAGCACATATAGTGCATATACAACCCTTCAGGATGATGTTACATCAGTTTTAACATTAGATAATAATTATCAATGGGATGTGCAAGTTTTAGTTCAAGATAGGATAGGATCAACAACATACAATTTAACATTATCAAGGGGAATGCCTATTACCTATTATGATAAAATTAAATCTTCTACAAGTTTTAATTGCTTTCCTCAATATGATAAAAGTGTTGAAATAGATGGAAGATTATTTGTAGATAATCAAGACATTCAGGATAAATTTACAGGAATAGGTGGATATGCAAAAGAAGCAACAACTTCTGATTGGAATACTGCATGTCAAAATAAAACAGGAATATTTATGGGAAGTAATATGAGTAATGCACCAAATGGAAGTGCCAATTGGTTTTTTGTTTTAAGTATGGTGCATAATGCAAATTACCAAAGACAAGTTGCTTTTGATTTTTTTGGTATTGGAATATGGACAAGAAGAATGGACAATGGCAATTGGGATGCTAGTTGGACACAAATTTTATAGAGGGGAGAAGAAATGGAGAATATAACATTAGGTGAAATAAGTGTTTTTTTGGCTTTTATAGTGGCTTTAATTGGTTCATTGGAATTTATATTAAGTAGGCTAAAAAAGTGGTTTAAAATGGCTTTAAATAAGGAAATAGAACCTATTAAAGAGCAGATAGATAATTTGAAGAAAGAAAATCAGGGAAATGAATTAAATAATTGCACAAATTATCTAGTAATTGCTATTGAAAAAGCCAAAAATCATGGAACTATGAGTGATACTGAAAGGAAAAGATTTTATGAAGTATTAGATATATATGTTAATAAATATCATAAAAATAGTTACATCCATAGTGAAGTTGAAGAATTAAAAAAACAAGGAATATTATAAAAGAGTAGATTTATTTCTACTCTCTTTTTTTTGTGCATTAATTTAATTAATTAAGGAATACTATTAATGCAGGTTTCCTGCCACTCTCTCATTATAAGATACAACTCTTTCTTCACAACTACTACTTCCTGATACAAGACTAGGTTTTTTGCCTAGTCTTTTTTTATTTTAATTAATAGGTGGTAATAGGACACATCCAACAGGTATTGTCTAGTTACTACCTAAAAATAATTGTAAAATTTCTATCTTCATCAAATTTAATTTCTTTTATAAGGGATTGCCACAATGCCCTTTTTTTGTCTTTCTCTAAATTATTATAAAGTTCTTTCCAATTACTATTGAAAAAATCAGGTGCAATATGTAATGAACTATTAGCATTCAATGAAGCCTGAAGTTTATTTAATTCAGTTTCAAGTTCAGTATATTCAAGATCATATACTTTAGCAGTAATTCTATTTTTTCTAAAAGCATATGTTAAATTTTCAAGTTCTATTTTAATTTCTTTAATTCTTTTTTTAACATTTTCCTTTTCAGGTTCAGGAAGTTTTTCAACATTAGTTTTTACATATGCCCTATGTTGTTTATGCAATTCTTCAACATTATCTAATAAAAATTTTTCTAGTTTTATTTCAGTTATATTTTTATTATAACTACATCCATTTCTTCTTTTTCTATTGGAACAAGTATAACTAAAATATCTTTTACATCCATCATGGTATTTACCAACAAAAGATAAGCCACATTTAGGGCATTTCATCATATTTGAAAAAAGATAAATATTTTTATTTTTTCTAACTTTATTATTTGCTTTTATATATTCCTGATTTAAAAGATATTGTTCTTCAGTAATATATGCAGGGGCATAATTAGGATTAGTTTTATATTTACCTGTATATAATTCTCTTTTAAGTATTCTAGAATATGTTCTATAATCTTTAGATATTCCATGTTTATTGTTAATGTAAAAACAAGTGCTTCTAATAGAATGATATGTAGCAAAATGTTCAAATAAATCATTAACAATAGGTTCAGTAGCTTCATCTTTTACAATTTTCTTCTTACCATTTTCATTAATAATTTTATATCCATATGGAAGTTTACCTGTAACAGGTTCACCTTCTCTTACTTTATATTCAAAAACTGCTTTAATCCTTTCAGAACCTCTTAAAAGTTCATGTTGTGCAAGAGTTAATTTTAAATTAAACATTAACATTCCATTTGATGTTGTTGTATCAGTATAATCTTCACTAATACCTATCATATCAGTATTATTTCTTTTAAATAAATCAAGCATTTTATTGGCTTCAAATACATTTCTTGATAATCTATCAAGCCTTGTAAATACAATTGCATCTAATTTAGGCAAATCATTTAACATTTGTTGCAATTGTGGTCTTTTCATATTGGATGCACTATAACCTTCATCAATATACATATTAACTAACTTATGTTCATTTTCATTGCACCAATTTTCTATTTCTTGAATTTGTGCTTTTATTGAATAACCAAATTTCTTTTGTTCTTCATGTGAAACTCTTACATAACCACCTATTCTTAAAACTTTTTTCAAAAATATCACACCTTTTTGTTTAAATTTAAAAAATAATCCATAATATCAGATACAAGGAGGTGATAAAATGGATTTTAAAAAATTTTATGATATGTTGTTTAAACTCTATGGAGAGCAGGAAAATCTTAAAATTGAATATGAACTTATTTTTTTAGATCAAGAAGTTTCAAATAGTTAATTAATTATCAGAACTATCTAAATATATTTTCATAATTTTTTTATAAAGTTCATCTTTTTTCTCTTTAGGTAAATCACTATTAAATAAAGCATCTATTCTTGAAAGAACATCAACTGCATCATCAAAACTATTAGTTTCAATTCCAAAATAACTAATATCAATTTCAAATATTTCACAAAATTTCTTTAATGTATTTAAAGTTAAACTTCTTTTTCCTGCTTCTATATTACAAATAGCAGGTCTAGATAAACCTACTTTTTCTGCTAATTCATATTGTTTCCATCCTCTTAACATTCTTAATTCTCTTATTTGCCTACCAATTCTTTTGTGATTAATCATATACAACATTCCTTCCTAGATGATAACTATCATTAGTATGTATATATTATCACAAATTGTTACAAAAAAGTGATAACTTTTTATAATTATTATGGTTTTGTAAATAATTACCAAAATATAGCAATTTCTTATTGACATTGTGAAAACGCTTTTTTATAATGAAAATAGAAAGGAGTAACAAAATGAAAAGATTAAATTTAAAATTTTTCAGAGAGAAACAAAAATTAACACAAGCAGAAATGGCAGATAAACTAGGTATTTCAAAAAGTTATTATGTATCTATTGAATTAGGCAATGCAGAACCATCTTTTAGAGTAGCAGAAGCAATTGATGAAGCATTTCATGGTGAATATGATGATATTTTTGAACTTTTAAAAAAGGAAGTGTAAAAATGCTAAAACAATATCAGGATGCAATATTACTAATGAATGAATTATTAAGTGATAAAGGACATGAAAAAGAAATTGAAGAATTAAGAAAAGCATTAGCAGAATTTGAAAAGGAGTTAAACAATGATTGAAAATTTAGAAATTAAAGAATGGTTAGAATTAAATGCAAAATTGCAAAAGAAGAAAAATGCATTAAGAAAAGAATTGAAAGAAAAAGGAGTATTAAAAAAAGGTGCTACCAATGAATTTGATAAATACAACTATTTTAGTGAAGCACAATATAAAGAACTATTTACTGAATTATTTAGTAAACATGGATTAGAATTAAAACCTTATGAAATTGAATATTCAACATTTGAAGGAACTGAAAAACAAGCCAATGGAAGAATGGTTAAATTTGAGTTTTATTTATTTGATGTTGATACAGGTTTTTATGAAATAAGTTCAATAACAGGTGAAGGTATTGATAAAGGAGATAAAGCAGGTTATAAAGCAGATACAGGTGCATTAAAATATTATTTAGCCAATACATTCATGGTGGCAACAGGTGATGATCCTGAAACTGAAAGCATTGAAACTAAAATGAATAATAAAACTACAAGAGATAGTAAAGCATCACCAAAGCAAATTGAAATGCTATCTAAATATTATGTAGGGGATAATCTTACAAAACTATTAGAAGCAAATGGAATTAAAAAGATTGAAGATTTACCAATGAAAAAAGCAAGTGAATTAATTAGTGAATTAATGAAGAAAGGAAATAAATAAAATGGAATTAATTAAAATAGAAGAAGGAAAGGCATTATTAAATATATCAACAAGTAAACAATTATATGAATTTGAAAAGGCAATGAAGGAATTAAAAGAACAAGAGGATGAAATAAAAGCATCTATTCTTGAAGAAATGGAGATTAAGGGAATTAAAAGCATTGATTGTGATGAACTATTGATTAGTTATATTGCACCAAGTGATAGAGAAACATTTGATAGTAAGAAATTTAGAGAAGAACATAGTGATCTATATGATGAATATGTTAAATTCACACCTGTTAAATCTAGTGTAAGGATTAAGTTAAAATGAATATAAAAGGATGTTATTTAGAATATTATGATGATACACATACTTATTTAGTTGATGGGGTAATAGTTCCTAGCATAACTCAAATATTAAAGATTAAATTTAGTAAAAAATATAAAGATGTTTCAAATGATGTTCTAAAAAGGGCATCTGACAAAGGAACACAAGTGCATGAAGCAATAGAAAAATTATGTAAAACAGGTGAAGTTGAAGATTTAAAAGAGGTTAAAAACTTTTTATTTCTTCAAAAGCATTATAAATTTGAAGTGTTAGATAATGAAGTTCCTGTTATATTATTTAAAGATGGAGTTCCAATTGGTGCAGGAAGATTAGATTTAGTTTTAAGTGTTGATGGAGAATTGGGATTAGGTGATATTAAAAGAACTTCAGTATTAGATAAAGATTATTTAGCATATCAGTTAAATCTTTATAGGATAGCATATCAACAATGCTATGATAAAGAAATTACATTTTTAAATGGAATACATTTAAAAGATGATGTTAGAAAAGTTGTTAAGATACCAATTAATGAAGAATTAACATGGGAATTAATAAAAGATTATGAAAAGAAAGTGAGTGAAGAAAATGAATGATAATGCATTAGTTGTTAAAGATTTATGGGAAATTAAAGCAAAATATGAAGTTTTATTAAATTGGTTAAGGTTTCAAAAAGAAAATAAATTATGTGTTTATAAAGATGATATTGATTTAATATTAGTTTCAGTAGGAGAAAGTGAAAAGAAAGAAGGTGAAACAAATGAGTGAACCAATAGTAATTACATTAATTATATGTGGAACAATATTGTTATTAACAATAATAGGAAAGATAGGGAAGGATAAATAATGAATAAAGTATGGCTAACAGGTAGAATTGCATCTAATTTAGAATTATATGTAACTCAATCCAATAAAAATTTATGTGAATTTACCATTGCAACAAATAGATTTACCACTTCTAATGGTGAACAGGTTACTGATTTTGTAAGATGTTTAGTATGGAACAAACTTGCAGAATGTCTTGTTAAGTATCAGAAGAAGGGAAATTTAATTGGAGTAATAGGAAGAATTAATGTAGATACATTTCAAGATAAAGATGGTAAGAATAGATATAAAACTTATGTGCAGGTAGATGAATTAGAATTTCTAGAACCTAAAAAGAAAGATGAACCTGTAAATGATAATTTTAGTGAAACACCAAGTGAAATTGATGCACCTAAAGATATTACATATTCTAATGATGATTTACCATTTGAAGTTCCTGATGATGAAGATTTACCTTATTAGGAGGTAATTATGGATTTATTAAATGAATTACAACAAAAGATAAAGGAACTTAATGAAAGTGTTAAATCATTAAGAACAAGTGGAACTGCATTTGCAGAAGCAGAAAGAGATTATAAGATTATATTAAGGCAGGAATGTTTAAAGTTAAGGGATGAAGGGATGGCTATTGGAATGATAGATAAAACATGTTATGGCATCCCTAAAGTTGCAGAAAAGAGATTTCATAGGGATGTATGTGAAACTATTTATAAAGCTAATTTAGAAGAAGTAAATAGTATTAAATTACAAATAAGATTAATTGAAAATCAAATTCAAAGAGAATATGGAACAGGTAATTAATTATGAAAAGCAAAAGAACCAAAGCAACTAGCATTTCAAAAGAAGTTAAAGAAAAGGTTTTTCAAAGAGATAATGGAAGGTGTGTAGTGTGTGGGAATAATTACAATGTAATGCCTAATGCACACTACATTCCAAGATCAAAAGGTGGATTAGGTATAGAAGAAAATATAGTTACATTATGCACTGAATTAACACCAAATAAATGCCATAGAAAATTTGATTTTGGCAATAAGAAAGAAAGATTAGAAATTAAAGAGAAGATAAGAAATTATTTAAGCAGTAAATATGAAGATTGGAATGAAGAAAAATTATATTATAGAAAGTGGGATAAAAAATGAGTAGATTATTAAATGTAGAAAATGATGTTAAAAAGATTTTAGAGAAAGAACCAATTGCAAGAAAGGATGATATGTATTTATATTATCTATATTGCACTAGATATGGGATTTTAAATGAAAGAGCATTTGTAAAAGCATTTAGAAGTAAAGGATTTAGAAAAGAATTAGGATTAGCAGTTTTTGAAAGTGTATCAAGAGCAAGAAGAAAATTACAACAAGAATATGATTATTTAAAACCTTCAAAAGAGGTTCAAGAAGCAAGAATGAATGAGCAAGGGGAATATATCAGATATGCTATTAATGACAATAGAAAATCTACTTTTAAAAATTTTCTAGATAATCAGGAATAAAAATTTCCAATTAGAAAACAAATTTTAAAATAGTAGTAGAAAATTGTAGATATATAGTATATAATGAAGAAGTATTTTAAGTAGAATTGGAGAAAGAAACATGGAAACAACTATAAAATTAAATGATATTGCAGATGATTTATTAATACTGAATAAGATGACAATAGACACATTATTTAGATTAGATAATTGTGCAGATTGTATATCATTATATGTGTTTTATTATAAAACTGCCAAATGGCAAAAGACAAATACAATTAAAGCCAATGATCTATATGTTAAGAAATCATTAAAATGGGGAATTGATAAGATTAAAAGAACTAAAGCCATTTTAAAAGAACATGGATTAATAAACATAGTTCAGAGAAGAAAAGATGGGAAAATTGAAGGATGGTATATTGAAGTTGCATATCTAGTTACTCAAAGAAATTTAGAGGATGTGAAAATTAAAGTAGAAGATTGCAACAATACTTCAAATCCACCATTAGAGCCTTCAACAATACCTATAATCAACAATACCTATAATCAACAAGTAGATAATCCTACAAGTGGGGAAGAAGATATAAATGCTTTAAAAGAAGTAATTAAATCCTTAAAAAAAGAAATAAAAATGCTTAAAAATAATAAAGAAGATGCTTTAAAAGAAGAAACTAACAAAGAAACTGCTATTGTTCCATTAGGTGAAATTGATTATGATAAAATTGTTAATAGATTAAATGAATTAACAGGTGCATCATTTTGGAGTGATAGCCAAAACACAAGAAAATTAATTAAAGCAAGATTTAATGAAGGATTTAAAGAAGAAGATTTTATGATAGTAATTGAAAAGATGAATTACTTATGGAATAAAGAACCTAAAAAAGGTGAAAAAGATATGAGATTATACTTAAGACCATCAACATTATTTGGAAATAAATTTGAACAATATTTAAATATGAATGTTCAACAAAGAAATTTAACTACAGGTGATTTATTAAATAATATGGATTTTAGTGATTTTCATATAAATTAAAACTTTACAAATGGAAATTTATTTTAAAGGAAATTAAAGAGTTGGAAAAGGAGAAAGAAACATGAAAGTAATAGATTTATTAAATAAAATTGCAAATGGTGAAGAATTACCTAAAAAGATTGTATTTTTTGATGATTTATTTGAGTTACATCAGGAAGAACAATATGGTGAAATGTATATTGATTATAAATGTGCAATGGAAGGAACAATGCTATTTAAAGATGAAATAATCAAGATCACAATGTTATTAAATGAAGAAGTTGTAGTAGTTGGAGGAAATGAATGATGAAGATGGATGAATTTGTTAAAGCAGTATCTTATTTAGGAATGGCATATGGAAAAGAGTATTCACAAGCAGAAACAATGCAAATGTATCAATTTCTAAAAGATTATGATTATCAAACAATAATAAATGCAGTAAATAGCATTATTAGAACATCAAAATTTGTTCCAAAAATTGCAGAACTAATTGAAGAATGTGATAAAAGCAAATCAAAATCTAAAATGGAAGTAATTGATTATATGTGGAAAAGTGGATATTTTAAATTATCATATACACCTGAACACCAATTAAGTGATGAACATGCACAAAGAAATTATAATAAAGTTATCATGTGGATGGAAAGGGGAGTATTACCTGATTGGCTTTTAGATGATATTTGTTATTATCGAAAATTAATGCAACAAGAAAAATTATCAGGATCATCAATGAATTTATTAAACTAGGAATTTTCCTAGTTTTTTATTTCCAAATAGAAAATTAATGGAAAAAATAGGTTCTAATTGAAAACCTACTGCATATATTGTAATGTAGGAAGGAGGTGAAATTAAAAATTCTTCAAAGCACCTAAAAGCATTTAATCAAACATCATTTTTCAGGCATTCTATTGTTATTCATTATTTACATCCTTTTATCCTTTTGATAAACCTTTTATGTCATTCCTTTGTTTTAATTTAGAGGTGATTTCATGCAAGATTTAATTGAAGGTTTAGAAACCTTAAAAGCAGTTAAAGTTGATGACTATGGAACAATCTTTATTTATTATTCAGTTTCAGATGAATATATGAAAGCAAATGATCTACTTTATAAAGATAGAGTATATGAAGTAAAATTTAAATATGAAACTACATACACAAGTTATGCAGTATTAGGCTAGGCTTTTTCCTAGCCTTTTTTCATTTACAAAATTTACATTTAGAAAATATTTTGTGAAAAAATTAACAAAATGTATTGACAATATAGTCTATGTGTGATATAATATAAGTGTAAAATGAAAAAGGAGATAGTGGAAATATGAAAAAAGAAAAGTATTATTACATTAATAGTAAAGGAGAAAAGATATTAGTTAGAACAAGTGCAAATGAATATAAATATGCATTAGTTTATAAAGATGCAGTTGATAATAAAGGCACAATAAAATGTTCTGCAAAATTAGAAGCAGTTCAAAAAGAATTTGAATGGAGAACAAAAGGATTTCCTCATAATTGTCATGAAAAAGTAAATGGAAGATATTTATTTAGTAGTCAATTTGAAAATCCTGATAGATTAGCAATTGTTGAACTAATAAAAGGCTAATAACCTTCTTCTTAATGTAGCCAATGCAAGTCCAAAGCCTTGATAAATACAGATGGAGAAAGGAAGGAAACATGAAAAAAGGAAATACATTTAAGGAAAACATTGAATTTCTAATTATGATGTATAAAAGAGAATTAGCAACAATTGATAAAGACATTGAAAAAGGTGAAAGATCATATGAAGAAAAAGAAATGATTGAATGCTATCTAATTGAATTACAAACAATAATAGATTTAAGCAAATAAAAGGTTTCAAAAAGAAAAGAAATTAAAGGAGTGTATCAATTAGATGCACTCCCTGATGATTGGAGGAAAGTATGAAGAAATATAAATTTAAAAAATGGGTTAATTATTTATTAGGAACAATAGCCTTTATGGCATTTTGTGTTATGTGCAGTGAATGTGATGATTTAAATATGTTCATTATAAGCCATTTAGTATCTGCAGGTATATTTATATTAACCATGAGTTTATTAATGGTATATGGGGATTTAAATTAGGTTTTAGGAGGTGATAGGATGAAGCTAGTTCAACAAAAGTATGTAAATGCATCAGGTGAAAAGAAAGTTAATTGTTATAAAATAAATATTTCTAAAAGATATTTAGAACAAGCAGGAATAAAAGAAAATGATGATTTAGAAATACATGTTCATGGAAATAAATTAATTATTATGAAGAAAGGGAATTAAATGAAGGAATTGATTGAAAAATTTCAACAAAGAAGAATTGTAAAGGATAATACAAAGAAACTTGAATATGAAGAAAGACTAAATGACAAAGAAAGAATTATAGAACTACAACAAAAGATTATTGGATTATATGAAAATAGAGATAAGTTAAAACAAAAGAATAAAGAACTACTTGCAGAATTAAAGAAGTTGAGAGGGAAAAAGGTAAAGGATTATGAAGAAAAAACTTAATATTAATAAAATGTTCCCTTATACCAAGTTTAAATATAGATGCAGATGTGGAAAAAGAGTATTAATTAGATATGATGAAGATTTTAGAGTATGCCCTAGATGTGGTAGAAAGGTAAGAAAGGATAATAAATCATACTTTAGAGATAAAGTAAGGCAATTATTAAATAGGAGAGATTATGAAGGAACTAAAAAAAATACAAGATACTACAAACTTATTTATTGATGCATCAGGAACTGATGGATTTACAGGAAGGTATTATGATAAAGATACTAATAAAATGCTTAAATTTATATTTAGTTGGGGAATGAATTGGGAACATTTAAGTGTTTCAATGCCTAGAAAATGCCCTTCATGGGAACAAATGTGCAGGATGAAGGATATATTTTGGGATGAAGATGAAGTGTGTGTTGAATATCATCCAAGAAGAAAAGATTATGTTAATATGCATCCATATTGTTTACATATATGGAAGCCAATTAAAGAGAAAATACCAACACCACCTAGAATGTTAGTGTAGGAGGATTATATGAGTGAAGAAAGTATAGAACAAGCTAAAGAAATAATATTAACATCATTAAATGCATCTAAAATAATGGAATTAGATAAATATGAATTAATATTTAATATTAATTATTTCCTAGTTCATTATGAAAAAGAAACAGGATGCAAGGTTATGAAGAAGGTGAAAAAATGTTAGAAGCCTTATTAAAACTATTACAAAGTGATGTATTTTGGATTGGATTTGCAATTGGATTTATTATATCAATGGTAGTAGGATTTGTTATTGAATGTATGTGTATTGCATCAGGAAGAAGTGATATTGATACATGGATGGAAGATGGTGATGATGATGAATGTGAATGATATTAAAAGAGCCATAGATAAATTAGAAGAAGATAAAAATGATTTAGAAGAACAGGTAAAAATATTAAAAGAAAAGTTAAGTTTAGCATCTAGAATTATTAGAACCAACACATTTTCTGCTACAACATATAAAAAAGAAAAAGAAGTAAGTAAAATAGATAAATGTGTATTATATAAAGAAAATATTGAAGAAATATTAAATATTTTGGAGAAGTAGTATGGATAAGTTAAAAATAAGTTATTCAGAAGAAAATACACATGTTGAAAATAGTTATTTAATTGATACTAAAGAAGAAATAAATTTTGAAGTAATGAACATCATTAGAGAAAGACAATATGAAAAAAAGCCTGTTACAAGAACATTTGATAGTTATGCAAGGGAATGGAAGGGGCATAACAATTTGTTCAAATTAGGCTTATTTAAGAGCCATACAAAAGATGTAGATTTAAATGAAAACAATAGTAAGCTAGAAGAAATTATATGGTTAATAATAGGATGGATATAAAATGTTAGCATATTTTTGGTATAAATATTTAGAAAAAATAGAAGCACAAGAATGGGAATATGCTACACTTATAGTTCCTATGTTAGATGATTTATTTGCAATATTCAGTATAATAGCACTTATTATGGTGGCTTTTGATATAAAAATAGGTTATTAGGAGGTATTTAAATGGAATATTATAAAAAATATACTAAATTAAACATGTTTGAAAAGATGGAACAACAGGAGAAGGAATTAGAAAAATATAAGAAAACTAATCAAGAGTTTTTAGAATGGCTTCAGGCAATAACAAGTGAACCATATACTAATTCTGCTTATTGTAGAGTATTAGAGAAATTATTGGAGATTATGAAAAAGTATGATAATAGGGAAGTATAAAATGGAAGATGTTTATAATGAAAAAACAGGAGATAGAATGGGAACAGGATTTATACCAATAACAACTGAAAGAGAAGAAATAGTAAATTTTTTAAAAGATAAAATACCATATGTTCTAGATTTAGAAAAAGAAGATATTAAATATGATAAAAACAATATATATTACAAAATTTATAAATATATCAGGAAGCTAGAAAAAGAAAAGGAGGAAAAGTGAAAGTATATTGTGGAAACATAAAATGTGAAAATTGTAGCACCAAAAATATATGTAAAGCAAAAGAAATTGATTTAGAACTTCATGGAGTAAATACAACATATCAAGGATTTCAAGATTTTTTAAAATGTAAAAGTTTTAAAGAAAGTAAAGAATATATAGAAATAAAAGAAATGTTAAAAAAAGTATTTAAGGAGAATAAATGAAAGAGGATTTATTAAAGATAATTAATCATTATGGAGTAAATAAGCAATTAAAATACATACATACTGAATATTTTGAATTAGATGAAGCAATAACCATATTTGAAAACACTGATTTTGGTAAATGGGAAGATAAAAAATATATGTTTACTAAAGATATTGAAGAAGAAATAGCAGATGTTATGGTTATGCTTAAACAAATTCAATATCACTATAAAATAAAAGATGAAGCAATTGAAGAAACAATGAAATTAAAAATTGAAAGACAATTAAAAAGAATAGAGGAAGAAAATGAATGAATAAAAAATTAATTTTGATAGTATTAGTTCTATTAATACCATTTAAGCCTGTAAAAGCAGAAATTGAAGGATATAGAGTAACATACTCATATGAAACAAGGCTAACATCTTATTATCCAACAAGGGCAAATGCAACAACAGGATGTGGATTGCAATTTACCTATTTTGATGTAAATGAAAATGGATGGTTCACTTATGATGGAAGATTAGTAGTAGCAACTGCAACTGATTATCTTTTAAATTATGGATGGAAATTAGCAGATGGAGTAAGAACTTATGAATATTATCAGGAATTAATTTTAGAAATTGATGGAGAGGATTATTTAGCAGTAGTTCTTGATAGTTGTGGTTTATGTATGAGAACAGGAAGAATTGATTTATTTGTAGTAGATCAAAATGCAATTAAAGATACTACAATTATTGTAAAAGAAATTACTGATGAAAAAATGGTGTAAAAAGGAGAATAGATGGTTTATTTAGAATATATAGATTATAAGAACAAGTATAATGATATTCAAAAAATATTTGATGGAATATTGAATGAAAAAGAACAATTATTTTTAATTACACAACCTAAAGCATCAAAAATTGAAGGTGAAAAAGTAAATGGTGGAGTAAGAGAAAATCTATTTGATAGATATTTAATAATGAAGGATGAAAAACAAATAGATACAAGGCTTGAAGAAGCTAGAACATTATTAAAGGATAGGGAACACATGCTAGATTTAAAAGAAGCAGAATTAAGGGATAGTAAAGATTGGCATGATATTATATTTGTTTATTATTACATTGAAAGGCTATCAATAAGGAAAATTGCAAAAAAGATACCATTTAGCACCACTGAAATTTTCAGAAAGATAAAAAAAATTGAAAAAAATATTAATTTGGAACAAAAGGTAACAAAAATAGGCTTACAATAATAGTGTGGAAAATAAAAATCCAAATGTGATGCACTTACACTTTAAGATTTTGAATGCGTGGCTAAAGTGAGTGAAAGACTACGATAAGTAGTCTAGAGGGTATAAAGATTTTTTCATGTTTCCCTTATGCCTTCTAGAGTGCTTATTAAAGGCACAAATCACACTATAACTTGAATATGTGCTATCTATTTTATAGGTAGCATTAGGATAGATATATCGCAATACAAATGGTTCTTATAGTGGCAAGTTAAGAACAAAAGTATCATAGCGAGTTGAAAGTTAGACCTGACTTGCCGAAATGAGTAAACAATATCTGTTCTAATGGTGCTTATAAAAAGTATATATTGGAGGTGAAGAATAATGGCTTGTAAAAAGGGTGGAAAGAGAAAATAATATTAAAGAATTGAACTAGAAATAGTTCTTTTTTTTATATAGTAAAGGAGGAAAATATGATAACAAATGAGAAAGTGAAAAAGGTAGTTAAATATGTTATGAACATTCTAGCAATGATAAGTGCATTAATAGTAGGTTTAAATGCAATAGATGGCATAACAATACCAAATGCTACAATTATTGTTGAATCAATAGCAGTAATTAATGGTGTAGCAGGAACTTATTTATTAGGACAAAAAGCATTAAGTAAGGAGGAGAAATAATGGCAAAATATATATCACCACAAGAGTTTATAAAACAAACTGAAGGACATGCATATGATATGGATGGTGCATATGGTGTTCAATGTGTAGATGGAATAAAGAAATTTGTTCAAGATGTATATGGTGAAAGCAACTTTAGTTGTGGTAATGGATGGGCATATGGATTATGGACATGTTATGGTTCAAATGGTGTTCAAAAATATTTTGATAAATTTCCATTTAGCCAAGCTAAAGAAGGAGATTGGATTATATGGAACAAGGGAAGCAAAGGCGCACCTAAAAGCCATGTAGGAATGTTCATTAAGAATATTAATAGCCAATTAGTGCAAGTATATGGACAAAATCAGAATGGAATTAAAGCATTTAATTTCTGCAATACATGGAATGAAGGTATTCTAGGTGTATTAAGACCAAAGATTTATGAACAACAACCAACACCACCTGAACCAAAAGTTGAATATATTAATATACCACCATCAATTCCTGTTAGAAATGTATATGATAAGAATACTAAAAAATTAAAGGCTACTATTAAACCTCAAAAATTTGGTGGATTATCATATAGAGTTTATAACATTTTAAATAATGGAATGTATGCAGAAATAGAAACAAGGGATTATGGAAGATGTTTAGTAAAGATAACTAAACTTACACCAATAACTGATAAGCCACAATATTCACATGGTAACTACTAATGTATAGATCATGCAGTAAATGTGGAAAGATACATGGCTATAATGAACCATGCACAATAAAAAGAGTATATAAAAAGACAAATGAAAGTGAATTAAGAAATACTTATGCATGGCATAGTAAAGCAGTAGAGATAAAAGAAAAAAGTAAATACTTATGTTCATTATGTTTAGAAGAAGGTAGAGCAACATATGACGGATTAGAAGTTCATCATATTGATAAGGTAGCAGATAAACCTGAAAGACTATTAGACAATTATAATCTAATATGTTTATGTTCTAGACACCATGAAGAAGTAGAAGATAATGATAGTATAAAAGATAGATTATTTAAATTAGCAAGAGATAGAGAGGATGCATAATATCCCCCCTATCTTTTTTTGCTATAAATTTTCATCAACAAATAAC